TACTTCAGGATCAGGGTCTGGAGAATAAAAATCTTTAACCGCTTTGTAAGCTGTACTTGCGGTATTTGTAATAGGATCTAAAAAACCAACATCGTTGGGGTTGTCTGTTCTTGCGGCTACATCTAAAGAACTTGGAGCGGCTCCTAAACTAATTCCACCCTTATCAAACTTAGCCGCTCTCATTAAAGGTTCTGATGAAGCCAAAATACCCGTAGGTTCTTTAGGCTTTTCTGGACCTAACAATCCGCCTTGGCTAAACATCTTTCGAGAAAGAACTTCTTTAATAGCACTCATTATGACATTCCTTGAAGACCAAACGGGTTACCAAAAGCTTTATTTAAACCAAATGCACCGATACCAGCACCGATGGCTTGAGACAGGCCACTAGGAGATGGTGCTGTGTTAATGCCAAACTGTGATGTACCACTGTTTATACTGGGCTTAAAGACATTTGACATAAACGTCAACCGTTGATACGGCTCATAAGCTCTAGCAAAAGCATTTTTACTTCCCGCATCATATTCTCTTTGCTCTTGTGTTTGCCCTAACGCACCTAATTGAGATTGCAACTGCGCTTGTTGTCCAAGCATGTTTTGCCCGGTGACACCAATGTTAGCTTGCTGAGAACCTAGCCCACCCATCGTTTGAGCGTACTGGTTAGCAAAGTTACCTTGTCCTTGTCCTATCTGAGCCAATAACGTACCCAACCCTTGTTGGCGTTTTTGTTGTGACTCAAAGGCGTTCTGTGCATTAGCCAGTGCTGATGCGTAACCGGCTTGTCGCATTTGACCAGCCGCCCTAGCTTGTGTATCTAGTATGTTGCGCCCTAACTCAGTTTGCATAATTCCTGAACGACTGCCTCCAAAAGCTCCTGTTCTCGCAGCTTGCGCTTTTGCAGCTTGACTTTGTAAGTCTCCCTGACGATTAATGTCAGCCAGTGTTTGCTGCACAACTTGATCTTCAAAAGGATTAAAAAAAGCTTGTGCTGTAGTTGGATCAAATCGTTCAGTGCTACCTCTTGCGGTTTCAGCGCCTTCGGCAAAATACTCTGGAGCCCTTGCCCCTTGGCTTCTTAAAAAATCAATTCCTTGGTCCGTGGTCCCTGACGCTTGGTCCAAGAAAGGCATAAACTGACCGATGCCAGCCCCTGTCTGCATCGCTTGTAGTGTAAGGGGATCTAACCCGGCTACTTTAGTGTCTAGTTTATCAAAAGTAGCAGGGTCGAAAGGTGTCTGGCCCCTAGCAAAAGCTTGCTCTAACAGTTCCCTTTGAAATTGTTCTAAAAAAGGCGCTTGGCGAACGACTTCGGTGCTTGTGTTAGTTTCTGCCATATTATTCTCCTAAGCCCTTCCGTTCTCAAATCGTGACATCATGTCATACATTCTAGCCGCACCTAAATCTCTATCACCGTTGCCAGCGTTTCTAACCGCTTCGGCTGTCATTACAAATTCTCCATCAGATAATCTAGCTGGTATACTGTCCGAAGTCCCTGTTCCAGGGCCAATTACCTCACCACCATCGGCGGCCATAACACCGTACTTGCTGGCTAAGTATGCCCTTGCTTGAGCTAAAGAAATTCCTGTAGAACGAGCCAATCGTTCGGCATCCATGCTTGGATACACCCCAGATTCTCTTAGCCCACTGTAATATCTATCTGAACCGTAAGGGTATTCAGACACTTGATCATAGGTATAGCGTTGTGGATCGGATAATCTTTTTGCTTCGTTAATCTGTTCTTCAGATGTTTCTTCAATATCAGGATCAACTGCTTCCGATACAAGTGCTCCTGTGATTCCTGCACCAAAAGAACCCTTACTAAAAGGGTTAAGAAGAGCTGCTGCTCGTTCTGACGCGCCACCTATTGGAACCATGGTAGTTTCTTGAGAAGGACCTCCTGTAACATACTCTACAAAAGGACCTGCTTGTTCTACTTCAAGAGGACCAAATACTGCGTCTTTGTTTATCATAGTAGGGTTTTCTTTCATATACTCTCTAACATTTATTGGTTCTCCTGGTCCTCGAACCATGGCATCTTTACCTAAAACGCCTTTATCAAAAGAACCCCTAAGCTCTTTCATGCTAAGTGGGTTTACTCCCGTAAGAGCTTTACCTGTTGCTCTTAATTTACCGCCAAGGGTTTTTTCGCCAGAAGTTAAACCTGAAACTATACCGGAACCTAAATAAGTTCCGCCCCCAATAAGCGCAGATTTTTCAAGACTTTTACCTGATGCCAGTGAACCTAATCCGGCTCCAATACCTGTTCCGGCTGCTCCTCCGGGAAGAATCTTTGAACCGATAATAGCGCCAAGAGCCGGAAGCGCTCGTTTGGTAGCTTTCCAAAGTTTTTTCCAATAAAACTCTGGTTGGCCAGTAATAGGGTTAATTGAGTTTAATGAATTACCTACCACGTAACGGTTTGGGTTTTTGATTCCCATCATCTGCATTTGTCTAAATAAATCTTCTCGTAACTGCGGATTGGCGTCGAGTATTTCGCCAGGGATAACCGTTTCACCCTCTGCCGCATGAACTATGTAACTATCGCCGTAACGCCCTAAACTGGCTAACCCATCAGCTTGTTGTTTTAAAACTGGCATCATTTGGTTCATATCGTTTCCTGCCCTAATCCTTTGTATAGTTATACCATTTTTTTATCAATTAAGAAATTTCTATATAGCTGCCTATCACATGCAGTCTATTAGCATTTGCTGCCGTCACTTTAACAATCTCACCCTCTTGAACTACTAACGGTTTATCCAAAAGCTCTAGCGTACCATTTGCTGCTGTTGCCTTGACGTTGTACAACACAAAAACCGCTGTACTAGCGTCTGTAAGCGTAACCGTAATGGTCGATGTACTGCCACTATCGTCAGCTACAACTAAAGACTTAAATATAGCTGTTCTTGCCGTCGGCGCTGTGTATAACGTCGTAGCGCCAGTAGTTGTTAAGTCCAATTTAGCGTTTTTATAAAAACTAGCCATTTACCCTAAAAACCATGTTAATGCGTTGTTTTCGTCCTGACCTTCTATCTTAGAAGGCATTTCCGTATCGGTTAAAGCTAACTCAATGTCTCTAAAAGCTTTTTGCACAAGTTCTGAATTATACTCGGTTTCTACGTTCGGTAGACTGTGATTCAATAACCTAGCCATTATCTTTTACCATCTGGTTTAGCTTCTAGCCGTAAATCGCCCAAGGTCCATGCAATATCGGTTGTAGAACTTTGAATTCTAACAGCGGCTTGCCGAGCTCTGGCCCTTAAAAAAGCTTGCTGAGTTGTACTACTAACTGTATTTGTTGAGTTAGTAGTCAGCGTATCTCCAGGATAATCTCTGGTTTTAATAATGTAATCAACAGTAGCAGCTGTATCAGTAGTTATGTCTATGTCTGGTATGAGTCTAGTTAAAAACATAAACTGCTCACCTGCCGGGTCTAAATCAAAATCGGCTGACTCAATAAACGATGTCATAGCAGATCCATCGTCAGTGTTCCCTAGTTCGTGATTGTATATGTAATTTAAACCCCCTGCCGTACCCCCTGCCCTTGGATAATCATTAACACCGTAATCAATCCAAGCAGTTCGAGACAAAGAACCAATGTCCCAGGTTCCCTCTAAATAGTTAAATTTTGCGTATCGGTCTATTTCTTCTGCGCCAGAAGAAACATAAAACCAGATAATTTCGTTAAACATCCTGTTAGATGCGGCAAAGAACTTAAATGATTGAGATAGATTAATGTCATCAAAAACATATCTAAGCACAGTACAAGGAACATTATCGACCTTACCTGTGTAAGCATAGAAGTTTTCTCTAGCCATCCAAAACACTCTGTCTCCCACAGAAACTACCGCGTTAGGCGATATTATAGAAATGCCGTTAGCTACTAAAGAAAAGCCAAAAGTTAACGGAGGACCAACAAACCGCATAGAATGCAAGCCAACATCAGTCCAAATTAATATTTCTGCCCTTGTTTTAACCGCAGCAATAATCTCAGAACCAGAGGACAGTCTTTGATCTCCGGATGTGTTGGTTGCTGTTGGCGTCCAATCAAAAGGATCTTCTTGGTTTGACCAACGAATCAACAATAGATCTTGAGCGGTTTCTCCAAGCGGGTTACAACCAAAACAAATAACATGCCTATCAGCGCCTGACACCATTATCTGCCTAGTAATCGTAGGAGTATTTGATGCCCCTGTTTGAGCAGAAAGGGCAGTAGCCCTAAAGTTTAGACCTAAAGTCTTGTCCCAATAAAACGGTGCGCCATCAAAAACATTAAAAATTAAATCTTCACCCCAATTATCTTGTCTCCAAAGCCTTAACTGACTTACAGAATTTGCCGTTGTTTGAGCAGCTTCGCCCCAACCGATAAAAGTATTAGCTTCCGCTACAACAACTCCTGCGGTGTGAGCAGCTGCGGTTGTGCCTCTGACACCTCTAACTACTCCGGCATTCAATGTGTTAGTGCTTTTACCAGTGTATTGAATTAATTCCTCTCCCACCCTTATTAAACCAACGAAAGTAACTGCGGCTCCATCCGCTCCTGCGGCAACCGTTGTTCCGTCAACGCCTCGTGTAAGCCCAATAATTGTAGTTGCTGTTGTTCCGGTGTAATCTATTTTTTCACTGCCAATAAGAACCGTTCCTTCACTAGGAAAGCTGCTGGCATCATCTAGTATCAAAACCGAAGAATTAATAGTGATGGCACCGTTTAGAGTGTCGGCTACCGTTTCAAAATTACTAGCACTAGTTAACACCACAGAAGTTGCTGAATCTGTTAGATCGCTTGCTAAAGTAGTTTCAGATACGCCACTGGTTGTTCCGCCCCAAAGACCCGCTCCAAACCCAGTGCCTTGCACGTAGGTGGTTAATCCAGTAGTGAGCTGGTATTGAGCTACTACAGAACTTCCTCCTCCAGCCGTTGTTCCAGAAGAAGCGCTGCCAGCAGTGCTAACCGTGTAGCTGTTGCTGTTAATAACTGTAATTTTAAGCTCGGTATTAAGTTGAGCCGCTGTAACACCGTCTGTTGTTGCCGCTCCGCTAAAGGTAACAAAATCCCCGGTCTGAGCCCCATGGCCCGTGGCCGTTACAGTAATTGTCCCTGAACCAGCGCTGCCCGTTGTAAAAGGATTGGCTCCCAAAGAAGTTGTTGCTCGAACGGGAGTTAAATCGTAATACACAGCGCCTTCTTCTACGTAAAGCTTAGACTCTGTTCCAATACCTAAGTATTTTGAGCCATCTAACGCTGCCCATGTATGCAAAGAACGAGCTTGTCCTTCTAACGCAGTGCCAGATAACTTGGACCACCCGCCCATTTTTTCAGGCCGTCCTTTTCTAAAACGAATTAAACTAGAATCAAACCATCCTTGGTCATTGCCGTAAGAAGTTGTTTCTCTATTAATACCCGGCTTAAAAACTACTTTAGCTAAAGGCATTAGGCAAGCCCTCTTTCGTAAATATTTTTAAATGAAGAACCTAACGCTCCAATTCCTCTGTATACAGTAGGGTCAATAGATTGATATGTTTGCTGTCCACCTGTATTTATTGGGTTTCCTGCCGCGTCCATGCCAATAGTGCCACTACCTGTTCCAGTAGTATAGCTATCCGTTGCTGCACTTTCAGCCACGCTTTGTTCTTCTGGAGGATCTATTGTGTCAAGAAGTATGTTAGCCCCTACATTTTTTAATGCAGATGACGTTCCTGCTGCGCCTTGTCCTATAATTCCTTTTCCACCTGCTTTTGCTGCAGCAACAGCATCAGCACCTTCTCTTCCAAAATATGTTCCTACTCCAGTTCTAGCTATATCACCTAAATCACCGCCACGAGCTCCGGTAATTCCTGCGTTTAAAGCAGCAGCTTGTGCATTAGTAAGAGATCCGGCTGGCATACCTGACATCAAATACGATTGCCCTGTATTAGCTACTATGTCACCAAGACTTTGGCCTCTAGCGGCTCCCGCTCCTGCTTGGGCAGCAATGCCTATAGATTTTGTAATAGGATCTCCAAAAGCAATCATTGCTGGCGCTATGTAATCAGCAAAAACACCACCGGCTTGCTGTAAAAAGCTGCCTTTCTTTCTTTGTTGTTGTCGCGCAGTTTCTCTTTGAGCATAATCATAAGCTTGTAAAGCAAATTC